TAAGAGAAAACCACGAGTCTAAAAGGCTTATAAGCCTAAGAGGGGGCACAAGGTCGGGAAAGTCATATAGTGCCGTTCAATTCCTTATTGAACTTTGCTACAAGTACCCCAATGCTGGAATGGTTATCACCATTGCTAGGCAGACGCTACCAGCCTTAAAAGCCTCAACCCTTCGGGACTTCGTGGAAATTCTGCAAAGCTTTGAGGCATACGTTGAGGAAGACCACAATAAAACAGAAGGAATCTATAAGCTTCGTGGGAACACCGTTGAATTTATTAGTTTGGATCAACCCCAAAAGCTACGGGGTAGGAAACGGGATGCGCTTTTTTTAGACGAATGCAACGAGATAACCGCTGAGTCATTTAGACAACTATCTTACCGAACCACGGGCTTTATTGTGCTGAGTTATAACCCTAGCGATTTAGACGGCTGGTGGTACGAAGTAGAGTCTAGAGAAGATGCCGCGTTAATTGTCACCACCTACAAGGATAACCCACACCTTCCAAAGTCTATCATTGCCGAAATCGAAAGCCTTAAAACGTCAAGCCCTGAAGATTGGGCGGTGTTTGGTTTAGGTGAGAGGGGCAGAGGCAAGAAGGGTAGAATTTATAGGAACTTCACCAAGGTCGAAGAACTAGACTTTTCGGAGTGTTCAGATGTTTGCGTTGGTATCGACTTCGGTTTTAGCCAAGACCCCACGGCAGTCCTAAAGGTCGGTAAGCATAATGATCGGGTCTATGTGGATGAACTGGTGTATGAAACGCATCTTACTAATACTGAGTTAGTTGAGAAGATAAAACACGAATGTGAGGGGTTAAGGGTCATTTGTGATAGCGCAGAACCTAAGAGCATAGCGGAACTAAGAAGAGGAGGACTAAACGCAATTGGTGCGATTAAGGGGCCTGACTCAATTAGGAATGGTATTAAGCTACTGCAATCCAAGGAGGTTCTATACACTAGACGAAGCAAAGACTTAGAAAGGGAACTAGGGTCTTATGTTTGGCACCTGGACAAAAACGAGCGACCAACTGAAAAGCCAATAGATTCCTTCAACCACCTTCTTGACGCTCTGAGGTATAGCGTGGGGTTTTTATATAAACGGGGCTAAAGGGCTAAATTACTTTTGTGCTATGGCATTACTCGACTTTCTAAAGTACGACCGAAAAGAGTCTAAGATTCAGGAGCAGTTAAGCAAACTACTCACGGCCCAGCTAACCCACTTGGGGGCTAACTCAGCAATATGGCAACCGTTCAACTTTGAGAGTTTACTAGAGCAAGCCTATCAGAAGAACCCTGACGTTTACTCCGTTATAAATTTCCTTAGTAAGAAGATGTCTAACGTCCCTTTGTGTGCGTATGACTCCGAGGGAAACAAGATTGAATACGAACCACTAGAGAGGGTCAAAGACCAGCCCAATAGCTACCAAAGTTTTAACGACTTCCTAGCCAACTTGTATTCCAATTACCTTCTAACGGGTAACGGTTATATCTATTGTCAGAAAGGAGAAACCGCAATAACTGAAGGTCGAATTCTGCTCGTGGAAGCTTTGCCTAGTGTATACATAGAGGCCATATCGGGTAAGAGCGGTAGAGGAGTAGCGGAATACAGATTCACGGAGGGCTACATAAACACGAAGATGGACGCAGACAATGTGATCCACATTAAGAATGTCCAAATGGCTTTCGGAAGCGGTGAACATTTATACGGACAAAGCCCACTTCAAGCCGCCTTTAAATCAATTCAGACATCTAATAGCGGTTATGATTCTCAGAAGGCAAGTATGGATAACCAAGGGGCGGCTGGTATTCTCTATAACAAAGGAATTGACTTCGCTGGCGGTAAAGATGCTTGGACACAAGACGAAATTAACGAGATGCGCCAAAGCATTAAAGAGGTCAGAAAGAACTCAAATAGTAATTCTATTGGTGTTGGTGTCGGTGACCTGGGTTACATTAACTTTGGTATCACTCCCGTGGATATGGGAATAATGGAGGTTCTAGACCTTTCCCTTAGTGACGTTTGCAACGCCTATAACTTGCCCGTTGGTCTGTTCAATAACAACGACTCTAGCACGTTCTCAAATCAGGAGCAGTACAGAAAGCAAGCTTACACGGACTCTATCCTTCCTACCCTTCACAAGTTTGAATACTCCTTCAATCATTTGTTTATGAATGACGAGGGGGTTTATTTCAAGTTTGACACTAGTGAGATTCCCGAACTACAAGCCGACAAGAAGGAGCAAGTTTCTGCCCTTAGTGGTGCGTATTGGATGACCCCGAATGAAAAGCGTGAGATGATGGGGCTTGCCGCTATTGAGGACGCTGATATGAACCAAGTATATGTACCTTCTAGCCTGACTCCAATCGACCTTAGTGGCTTTGACGGTGCGGAATGAGTCCAGCAGACAAGAGGTATTTAGAAGTTAATAGGCGAAGGGACAAGATTTCTAGGCGTTACGCTCGTGAACTGACTGAAGAGATATTCAAGGCAAACGAGAAGTATGCAAAGGCCGTAGACGTAAGCGATCTAAACAACGTCAGGTTTCCCATCAACTACCCTGAAACAAAGGTTACCAAGATAGTGGAAGAACTCTACTATGATGCTGGTTATATCTTTTCAAATCAGTTCATTAAGGACTACTTCAAGGGTAAGTTCAAGAGCGATTTAAGTGACGGTATCCCAAAAGTACAATGGATGACCGATGCAATAGCCCAATACTTACTCACGAACATTAGTGACATTAGGACAATAGACCTAACTTCTGCTGAGTCCGTGCAAGCCCTAATTAACTCAATAGTTCAAGATGCTATTCAAGAGGGTAAGGGGGTTAAGGAGGTAGAAAGGGCACTTAAAACCAACAAATTCCTAGCCAACCTAAGACGAACCTCACGCTTCCAAGCTGAACGAATAGCTAGAACCGAAACCCTTAGTGCCGCTTCGTATGGTGAGTTTATGAGTACCGAACATCTGTTTCAAGAGTACGGGGTTACAATGGAAAAATATTGGATCGCTAAGAAGGATGCACGGACTAGGAACGCTCACAACGAGATGAAGCGAAGCGATTCAATAGGAGCAAAGGAAGACTTTGACGTTGGTGGGGCTAAGATGCAGTTTCCAGGTGACCGAAAGGGAGGCCCTAATAATGTTATCAATTGCCGTTGTGCGTTAGGGTGGCGTAGGATAGAAGGCCCAACAGAAGAGGAATTATCTTAGACCCTATGTTTAAACCCACCCAAGAGATTATTGACAAGGCCCAAGGGGTTTTGGATTATGTGGCTGAAAATGGTTGGGGGACGTGTGGGACGGACGTAGGGAAGCAACGAGCGAACGACCTAGCCAAAGGCCGTGAATTGTCCCTAGATGTCGTGAAGAGGGTTTATAGCTACCTAGCTAGGGCTTCGGAGTATTATGACGGGGGAAGCTATGAGAAGTGTGGGAATTTGATGTATGACGCTTGGGGAGGTAAGCCAGCTTATTACTGGTCTAAAAAGATTGTGCAAGAAAACAAGAGTATGGATAAAGTATACACCACGAAGAACACGAGCCTAGAGTTAAAGGACGTGGACACCGAAAAGGGAACCGTTGCTGGCTACTTCTCAGCTTTTGACAATGTCGATAGTCAAGGGGACATAATGCGAAGAGGCTCCTACGCTAAGAGTATTCAGGAAAACGGGCCAATGGGTAAAGGGCGTATCGGTCATCTGTATATGCACGACCCACTTAATCCAATTGGTAAGATCACGGAACTGAAGGAAGATGACTTCGGGCTATACTTTGAGTCTAAGATGTCTAAGCGGCCTTTCGCTCAAGATGTTTTGACAATGTACCAAGAGGGTATAATTAAAGAGCATTCAGTAGGTTTCGTTCCGCTCGTGTTCTCCGAGAGAAGGGAAGAAGGCAAGCTAAAGGGCTACGAGATAACAGAAACCAAACTAAGGGAAGGTTCTAGCGTGGTCTTTGGGGCTAACGAAAACACTCCCTTTGTTGGAATGAAGAGTTTAGAAGAGATAGAGGGCAGAATGGAGGTATTGGAAAGCTTCATTAAAGGGGCTAATGTGACTGATACTACATTTGTTACCATTGAGAACGAACTTTCGCAGTTGAAAGCGTTGATTAATACACTCGTGA